TATGATGACGGAGTACTGCGCCCGTTCAATTGGTTTTTTTCTTTTCAAAGAAATGAAGAAGATCGGTCTATACACGATTATCTAATACAGTTAAGTGATAGTCGGCAAGAAAAACTTGCTCCTATTTTGCAAGAGACCGGAGTAGATATAAAAAGAAAATACGATCTTTGGTTTTTACAGAACATATGTTTTGAAAGTTTCAGACATAATTATCCATCTGACCTTGTGGATCAGCTACTAACGATTAAGAATGAATTTTTATAATAAATTAGATTTCCTAGAAATAGAAAACAGCTCTATATGCAACGCGAGATGCCCTCATTGTTTACGAGAAGACAAAGGGGACGATAAGTCTTGGTTTCAAGAAGAGTATTTAGAAACTGAATTCTTTGTTAAGTCTATACCTAAACATGTCTACGACGAGTTGTCGACTGTACACTTCGCTGGTAGCATAGGCGATCCCTGCACCGCACCTAATTTTTTAGAAGTTGTCGAGACTGTTAAAAACATTAATCCTAACTTGAAAATTTCAGTGGCTACTAATGGCGGTATGAAATCTGCTAGTTGGTGGGAAAAATTAGCAAAAGCATTGCCGGCAAATCACGAAGTTATATTCGGTATTGATGGGTTGGAAGACACCAATCATATCTATAGAGTAAATGTCAATTGGAATAGTTTGATAAAAAATGTCAAGGCATTTATAGCAGCAGGCGGCAATGCTACTTGGCAGTTTATTGTATTTAGGCACAACGAACATCAACGAGATCAAGCTCGCATTCTTGCTTCCGAGTTAGGGTTCAAAACATTCATGTTAAAGAAACCTCATAGATTTGTACAGTCCGAGATAAAAGGAATAGAAATAGTCGGAGCATCACAGACAAAAATAGAACCTCCAACTGATACAGAATTTATTAGCGAAATTAAATTTGTACCAAATGCAGCAACTTGGAAAGAACAAACTAAATCTCTTGACATCTCCTGCATATCGAAAAATCATCAAGAAGCATACATTGATGTTAAAGGTAGATTGTTTCCGTGTTGTTATACAGCATCGGGAGTTTATCAATATGAAACCAAATTCGGAAAGACCATGCACGATGGTTGGGATCAATTATGGAAAGATCATGGAGATCGAAACATCAGTCTTAAATTTAATAATTGGACCGACATCGTTGCTGGTGATTTTTTTAACCAGATTGAGGCTAGGTGGATATCTCAAAATAGAATCGCAATATGTGTTTTGTTCTGCGCAATAAACGCACAAGCACCTGTATCTGACAGAGACCAATTATGAAAAAAGGTTTAATTTTTGCAGGATTTTCTGAAGAGAATCCTAGTACCGGAAGATCAAACGGTGCGTATCGCATAGCTACTCACTTGAGAAAGTATGGATGGGACATTGAGGTTGTTGATTATTTTGCATTCTGGAACATTGAAGAATTAAAAAAACTATTAGCCAGTCGTACGGATATCAGCTGGGTGGGTGTTTCAGTTAATTGGTTGCAAGATCATGATAACACTATAAACCTAATAACACACATTAGACAAGAATATAAAAATATAAAAATAATAGTAGGCGGCAGTCAACGCTTCAACAAAGATCTAAATGCTCACTACTACATTTACGGATTCGGTGAACATGCCATTACTGAGGTTCTAAATTATGAATTTGGAAACGGTACAAAGAAGCCTACAGGACAGCCTTTTTTCAAAGGATGGTTCACTGATGCTCTCGAATTCTATCCTGCGTGGCCGTTGGAGACATACAGGATAGAATACGAAGATAGAGATTTTATGAGAAGTGCAGATGTATTAACCATTGAACTAGCTAGGGGTTGTAGATTTAAATGCAAATTTTGTGATAGTCCTGTGTTAGGATTAAAAGAAGATACATCAACAAGTGAAGATGAATTATACCAAGAATTACAGTCTAACTACGACCGATGGGGAATAACCAACTACCTAATTGCCGACGAAACAATAAATGAAAGAGACACTAAGTTAGAAAAATTAGCATCGGCAGTAGAGCGTCTTAATTTTAAACCCAATTTTGCTGGGTTCATTCGATTGGATTTAGTTAATGCCAAACCCTATCAACTCGATCTATTAGTGAGGTGTAGGATATGGGGACATTTTTATGGAGTGGAAAGTTTTAATCATCCTACTGGAAAAATAATCGGCAAAGGGATGTCTCCGGATACAACTAAAGAAACCATGTTAAAAATCAGGGAACGCATGTTATCCGATGTAGGATATTATCGGGGAACTGCATCATTGATAGCAGGGCTTCCTTTAGAGCCAAAAGAATCATTAGAAAAAACAATTCAATGGTTGAAAGAAAATTGGAAAGATCAGCATTGGCATTTTTGGAATTTATCAATTCCAAAGATAGGAGAAAACAAAGTACTAAGTGCGTTTGGTGAAGATTTTTCTAAATTTGGATATTCCGAAATGAGCGAAGATGAAATAAAAAAATATGAGGACCGGACATCGTTCGAACAACATAATATTAGTTTATCAACACCGCAGATCTTTTGGAAGAATGATTACGGAGATATCTTTTCGTTTGGGAAGTTGTCGAAGGAATATGATCCGCTGCAAGGACCATTTGAATCTAAAGCAGGCATTTTTGCAGTTTGGGGCATCATGAGTCAAGGAGTGTCAGTTGAACAGGCATTGTCTGAAAACTCACAGAATAGAAGTTCTAATCTAAAAATTCTTAAAGATCAAATAATAAAGTCTTACATAGAAAAGAAATTATCTCTTTAATTTTCCAACAATCATAAATCTTGTATATAGTTGTAGTTTTAACGATCCTGACCACAAAACATTAACACCGCATTGATTTTTAAAATCTTCTAGAGAATCTGCGGTTCTTACATGTTCTGGAATTCTATAATCATTGCTTTGTAATACCAATAACGGATCTCCAGAAATGTTGTTTAACCATGCGGCATACTGGTCTTGTGTTATATGCTCGCAGCTGGTATTGATGATAATATCACCGTGTGTGGGAACTTCACACATGTCTGCGGTTAATGCACGAAACTTTCCTACCTGTTCTTCACCTTTGTTCATCATCATTGCGATGGGTTCACATTCGGGATCTATGTCAACACTTAGGATATACTTGGCAGGAATATCACTTTGAAATAGCATACTAGCTAATACACCAACCCACCCCCCGTGTATTTCAATCCGAACCCAGTTTTTAATAAACGGTCTAAGGTTTGTTATCAACCATTCCTTGCTCTGCATCTGGCCTTTCCAGAATGCATCTAGTGTGCGTTTAGGGTCATTGCTTTCTCTGATCGCACACATCCAATAATGTAGATGTTCAAGATCTATTTTCAAATTGTTCTCCGAATTTATTAAAACTTCCGCACTGCTTAGAACATTCTTTTAATGCACATGTGGACCAAGTATCTGCAATATCTCTAAAATATCCACTATTAAATATTTCTTCTAGAGAATTATTTTTAAGATTATGGAATACACCAATTTTGTCCATGTAATCAATTCTATAATCGTCCATGGGAGCTTTCCATTTGCTGTCAACCCAACAACAGGCCGTAACATTTCCGTCGGCTGCGACATAAATTTGTTTGCTCTTAACTGCTTTGCAATCAATGAACGGTTTAATTTCAGCCTCTGCTTCAATCATTTTAGGTATCATGGATAGGCTTCTTGCTGTAGGTTCTAGGACATGTACAGTCCTGCCTAGGTCGTCGATAGCCCGCCATTGCTCTGTTTTAAATCTACTAGTATGTTTGACTTCAAAAACTTCAAACCCTAGAGACTTACTAAGTTCTTGACAAGATTCTATTTGATGTTCGTTGTGTTTGAATGCCAACATATTCCATCGAGCTCTACCCCCTGCCTGGATAAAAATTTTAGCATTGGCAATTATTTTATTCCAATCAGTATCTATTCTGTACAAGTGATGGGTATCTCCAAGACCATCAATACCGAAAGTTATTATCACATCTAGTGCGGCCATACCTTCCCACCAGTCTTTGGATCTGCCACTGCCATTGGTATGCATATGTAGTTCTATACCGGGATTGATATCTTTGATGTATTCAAAGATCTTTAGTGTATCTTTGGCAACTATAGGGTCTCCTAGATTACCGCACATGATAAAATTTTTCAAAGACTTGATAAAATACACAGGAAACCATTTTTTAAAATCATCTAGCAAAATTTCAGCCTGCTCAACGAATGGGTTTTCTGGACCACCGAGTATGCGTCTAGGACACATTGGACACCTAGCCTGACACTTATTGGTAATTTCAAAATGAACTGATTCGATTTCTGCGATATTGTACATTACAATCTCTTTATTAGTTTTCTAAGTTGTTCATAGAAGTTTTTAAAATCGAATGGCTGCGATAATCGTTCTACCAAACTCATGGGATTCTTTTTTGGAATATGTTTATATTCGGTTCTTCCTAGATGCATTAAAATATCTCTAGAGAACATAGCGTGGGCATCCACGCCAGGATGTAGATTGTCATCTGCTTTAGGGAAGATCTTTTCATAAGATCCAAAGTGTAAGGGAATATGATTTACACCCATTTCAAACAACAGTGTGTGAGACTTTTCTATGCATAGATTATATATTGTTATTTTTTTATCTGCTAAAAAAAGATTAGCATGACTCACAAACAATTTGCTCTGGGTCTCCATGTCATATTTTGTATAGAATTGTTCATAGAATGTTTTAGACAATTCAGATTCCTCGATCATCCAATGCCCGATGCTAACCGATTCTTTTTTATTTTTAAGCACACAGCTTCTACTCGGATACGACCATAGAACAAACACCACATCATCCTCTTGAAAATCAAAGTTTATTAGATCATGCCATATTTGCTTATTGCTAGATCCAACTCGAGACATGTTTACACAGTCGAGACCCAACACTCTAGATAATTGGTTGGGCCATGCTAGATCCCTAGACGGTAGGCAATGACCGTAGGTCAATGAACATCCAAATGCGATTAATCTAGACATGTTGTTTGGGTATTTTACTATCTGCAGAACTGACACAGCTGGTAGTGATACAGGTTTTAGGAGCATCAAATAATTTGAAGCCAGCATCTATGGTACCTAGAGGCCGATCATGACAACTATAACTTCTTTTAACTTCGTTGCCTCGTATAATAACACTTTGAAATCCCGAGTTGCACTGCCACCCTTGAAACTTATTGAACCCGAATGCATTAAATCTTTCTGCCTGATCAAACAGATATTCTCGATCTTCAGAATCATATAACGCGATCTGGTATAAATCCTCACCCCGTGCTACCTGAGGGAATCCTGTTTGCATTAGGTTTATCATTTCATCAGTATAACCACTTACTAGGAAACTGGCAGTAGGATCACTCTGCGGTTTCAGTGTAACATTTATTCCCTTGGCATGAAATCTAGCACATCTTTCATAAAGTTCCCAAAAGTTTTCCGGTACCATTACTTGATTTATAGTTACAAATATTTGATCTTCCATAAGTTGTAGACACTTGTCCCCGAACTCTTGTTCCTTGGCATGTTCTGCATGATAACTGGCTGTGATACTTCTACGCTGCATCATTTCAGTATTGGCATTCCATGTTTTCCACCACTTAGATCCCGGGGATAGATTAGTGGTCATGTGTATGCTTTGGTAAGGACTTGTGGTGTCATCCTGTAGATGCCGCATTAGATCGGGTAATTGTTTGTAAGCAGTAGGCTCACCGCCACTGAAGCTCCAATGAAACTCTGTGAACCCGTTGGTACGAGCCTGGCTCTTGATTTGATCTATGGTTCTTTTATAGACTTCCAATTCTTGATGATCGGGTTTATCTGATCTAGCATACGGCCAGCAATAAGAACAACTGTAATTACAGAATCTGCCAAGTATCCAACTTACAGAAAATAACGGACGACTCAGCATAGTACGTTGTCCAAAACGTTTTATATCATAGAAAGGTATGGATTGAAAATCATTTTTCATAAAGTACACATATTTAAGCCATCTTCTGTTGATTTGTTTTAAACGAGAGTATATAATATACTTGTGGTCGTGAGTGGAACTGGGATACCTCCGGTCCGTTGAGAAACGCACTTGGGAATGGGGCGCCGTCTTAGACACAGCCTTTGTAGGTTCGAATCCTACCGACCACACCAAATTCTATAATAAGTAGAATAACATAACAAAAGGAAAACATTATGTCAAACACAGTAGAACAATTGAAAGCAGCATTTGATGAATTTTTAGCAGAGGATGCAAAATTCACAGCAGGAAATTCCGCAGCAGGTACCCGTGCTCGCAAAGCATTGCAGGAAGTAGGCAAGGCAGTTAAGGCTCGCCGCACAGAAATCACTGAAGAAAAAAATGCTCGTAAAGAAGCAAAAGCCACAACCAAAGCCGCTTGATATGACTGATGATCTTACACATCCGGGCATCATTGCTCAAGACGTTGTAGATGTTGTAGATCTAAATGGATACGGCGCAATCCCGCCAGGGGGCGCCGGCTCTGTTATCAATGCTTATGGTGCTGGTTCAACAACTATTTCTAGTGGTGGATATACTATATCAACCGGTAGTACAACTGTGCCGTATACATTTACTACCAACGGTACTGGCGGAGCCGGGCAGTTTTTAACGACCGGAGCTGGTGGTACAAGTTGGAACACTGGAACTGTCGTAAACATTGATGCAGATGGTCTGACCATGAAGAAGGGGGCCGACATTAAAATTGGCGGTAAGAGTCTAACAGAAGCTATTGAAAAAATTGAAGAACGGTTAGGCATACTTCACCCTAATTCAGAACTAGAAGAACGGTGGAGCACATTAAAAGAGTTGCGTAAGCAATATATGGAACTAGAAAAAGATATTCTCGAAAAAGAGAAGATCATGAAGATATTGAAAGAAAAATAAATGAATGTTAAACTTTTATCCTACAGCCAGCCCACAGCAGAATTTGCAGAGCTTGGCATCGACGATGCGCAGGAACTCATTGCGTATTGCGCCCGTGTCTCCAACCCATCAAACCAACTCAATACAGAGACATCAGAGAAGCTTATACGATATCTTGTTAAACACGCACACTGGAGTCCCTTGGAAATGGTTTCAGCCTGCGTTGAAATCACCACAACCAGAGACATCGCCAGACAGATCCTACGACACAGAAGCTTTGCCTTCCAAGAGTTTAGTCAACGATACGCTGACCCTACAAAAGATCTTAACTTCGTCATTAGAGAAGCACGGTTGCAGGACACCAAGAACAGACAGAATAGTGTCGAACTGGACATGGGAGACCCTGGTCAGAGAGAGCTCACACGTTTATGGGAAGAAAAACAACAAGGTGTTATTAGAGCCGCTAAGGAAGCCTACACTTGGGCTGTCCAGAATGGCCTAGCCAAGGAACAAGCTCGCGCAGTGCTACCAGAAGGCAATACCGAAAGCCGTGTTTACATGAACGGTACCCTGCGTTCTTGGGTACACTTCATCGAACTTCGCTCGGCCAATGGCACACAGAAAGAACATCAGCTTGTAGCCATTGCCTGTGCCAAAGCCATTGCCGCAATCTTTCCGATGGCCGAAAGTCTAACCAAACATGACTGACGAATTAAAAGACTTCTGTCGCAACTATGAGGTCAACGTTCTCAACGACCAAAAACGTAGAGCACGTTATCACCCTCCACGTTTCTTTACAGACCCATCCCGAGCTGATATTATTCGCAATGACATCGTGGAGTTTGAAACAGAACCAGTCATTACTTTAGAAATTCCAGAAAGTCGACTACGCACACTTGTAGAAATGGAACGTCGTTTCTTTAAATGGCAAAGGCATAGTCAAGGAGAAATTGACATGTTCGAGACCCTAATGAAC